GGGAGGGCCACGCGTCGTTAATAGCGGCGTATGTCACTCATGGCATGTCTACCATAAGGATAATGCAGTTGGGAACTCGTCACAGGGAACTTAAAACCTCTGTACATGCCGGCGCCGGTAAGTTAACTCTTATTGGCTCCGGTAACGGAGGTCCCGACATTGTTATTCGCAGTTCAGTCCCGCCTGAATATACCTCTCAGGTCATGGACGACTCGAGTAACGCTCCACCTTATCCTCATCTAGGAGAAGGTTCGGATGTCGGTTGCCAAATGTCTTCGTTTAAGACGTTTTATACGTCTGGCGGTACAGGCCCTTATTCAGTCGAGGGCTTGGGCCGCCGTTACGAAGGTCATCTCCGTGCTTACGCATGGAATCAAGGCAGTTTCCTACAAGGAGGGGCAGTACAAGCTAGCTTTAGCAACCCTGATCAGCTATTTTCTGCTGGGGGTACTGCTATCGCTCGTACTATCCCCACCCATCCAGTCGCGGGAGCAGCTGTCGCACTGGCAGAACTTCGAAGAGAAGGTCTACCACGTGTGCCTACCGCTGCAACCGTTAAACTGGCAATGGAGCAACGAAAGCTCCTCAGTCGAGGCTTCCGAAATAAGTCGGCCGGAAAAGTCCGGCCTTCCGATCTCGGAGATGAATACCTCAACTACCAGTTTGGATGGGCTCCGATCGTATCCGATCTGCGAAAGTTTGCGCGCTCCATAAAGAGTGCGCACTCGATCATAGATCAGATCGATCGAGGCAACGGGCAAAATACCCGTCGCCGATACGAGTTCCCTACATCCACCGAATATGACTATGTCATAGACGAGCCAAACACCTCCAGGACTCCCGCTTTCGAGGGAGACATGGGGGGATGTGACGTGTGGATGATGGGTAGTGGACCAAATCACTATTCGCAGTCAGTAGAGTACAAGCGTAAACGCTGGTTCTCTGGGTGCTATACTTACTACGTACCTCCAGCAAGAGATATGCTGGGGAGTGCACGTAAGTATGAGGCATATGCAAATATGCTTCTTGGCACCCGCCTGACTCCGGAAGTAGTTTGGAATCTGGCCCCCTGGAGCTGGGCTGCCGATTGGTTTCTTAACCTCGGCGATATCGCCACCAACTTTTCATACTTTGGTGCCGATGGCCTGGCTATGCGCTATGGATACGTGATGGAATCTAACACCAGCACGATTCATCGCTCGTGGACCGGTAAGGTAAACCTTACCGGATCCCCGAACACCCAGATTAGCATCACTGAGGCCTACGGGTCTCAGACGATGCAACGCAGGTGGGCGTCGCCTTATGGTTTTGGCCTTACTTTCGAAGGACTCAGTCCTCGTCAGCAAGCCATCACCGCCGCTCTAGGTCTTACAATGACCGGACGTGGCAGATAGAAAGTGCATTACTCTAATCCTGAGTGATGTTTACACACCAACACAACTGAACAATAACTGAACAGTTGAACGGAGTTAAAGTGGCCTTTTCCGATCCGCAGTCGATCACAGTCAACGCTGTAGCTCAGTCGCTTCCTCGTGTTTCCACGGGGACGAATGAGTCATCGTACCGTAAGGACGATGGTTCGTATCGCATGTCCATCCGCCATTCGTATGGCAAGCGGACGCGTACGAACATCAAGGTTGACTTTGTGAAGGTTGCAGCAGACCCCTTTACGCCGAACATCAACAAGGAAATCAACATGAATGTTGGTTTCACGGTTGACCGTCCGGTCGCGGGTTTCACCAACACCGAGATCAAGTATGTCGCGGACGCCCTTGTGGCGTACTTGACTGCTTCCTCGGGGGCGAACGTCACCAAGCTTCTTGGTGGCGAGAGCTAACTCATCAGTTAGCTGCGGGGCCTGTCTCATCCAGAGACAGTCCTAAATCGGAACGACCATTGTCATGATACACCCCCATAAGATGGAGGAAGCATGAAAGGCCTATACCAACTCTGGACTGTCGCAGCGGATGAACTTGCTGCGATATGCCGCGTTGACGCAACCTTGGACAAAGATTACGTCCAAGGGAGGATAGAGAAGGAAGGGGTTTCGTTTCTTACGATTACCCTTACGAACTTCGGGAAAGCTTTCGAGCTTGCACTTTCCGAAGGTCGTACCGCAAGGTCTTCTAGCCCTAAGGAGGAACCCTTTGCAGGGTTTCAACGAAGGAAGAAGACGGGAATTCCTCACTTTCTGAGTGGATTCCTCGGCCTGATCTTCGATCCTCAATCAGGTGTTCTTCTCGAGGAGGTTAATGTTGAGGCGGTACGAGCCATACGCCAACTCTCGTTGATGTTTGGCAAGATACTTCTTCCCTGCAGCGATGCTAGGATGAAGGCCGCTTTCAACAACTACCTCGAGTGTGAGCAGGAACTGATCGCCAGCGATAAAGCCTTGTCCATCGACCTCTTTGAGGGCTTTGTACAAGCGTCGCTGTTGCTCTGGGGGGATGTTATGCAGCAAGTAGACGAAGACATCTACTACGGCCGCATCGTCCCAGCGCACGGACCCGGTGCCACGGCTGATCGCCTCGTCGCTAACGCGAAGTGGAATCAGCTTGAGTGGACTGATCGTTTGGAGGAGATATTCCCATTCGGGGAGTACCTCATTCCGAATTCTCGGTATCACACTGAGTACCTTTCGTTGATCAAGTTCCTGGAGCCTGGTCAAGAGCGCCCTTCTCGGGTCGTTCTTGTACCTAAGACGCTCAAAACGCCTAGAGTTATAGCCATCGAGCCTACCTGCATGCAATATATGCAGCAAGGAATATCTCGATCCCTCGTCCCACGCTTGGAGATGTCTTACTCCAGGAAGGGGATATTGGGTTTCACGGACCAATCGATTAATCACCGAATGGCACGTGTCGGGTCAATCTCAGGAAGGTTGGCTACCTTGGACTTGTCCGAGGCTTCCGACCGCGTTTCGAATCAGCTCGTAAGAGGCATGACTCGCAACTTTCCCAATCTTTCGAGAGGGATAGATGCGTGCCGATCACGATCAGCTGATGTGGATGGTACAGTCATACGACTGACCAAATTCGCGTCTATGGGCTCCGCTTTGACGTTCCCTATTGAAGCGATGGTCTTTTCGACCATCGTCTATATGGGGATCGCCCAAGCGAAAGGCCGCCTGTTGGATGAAGGACTCATACAAGAGTTCCGTCATTCAGTGCGTGTTTACGGAGATGATATTATCGTCCCCGTAGACTGCGCGAGTTGGGTCAAAATATTCCTCGAGGCTTTTGGCTTTCGAGTGAATGATTCCAAGAGTTTCACGGTTGGTAACTTCCGCGAATCTTGCGGGAAGGAGTACTTTCGCGGCGACGACGTATCCGTTTGTCGTGTGCGACGAGTTATTCCTTCTGGCCCAGGCGACGTACCGGAGATTCTGTCTCTTGCCTCATTTCGTAACCAGATGTATCATGCTGGTTTGTGGCAAGTGGCAAAACATTGTGACGACATACTGGAGAAAGTCCTGAAGGGACTTTACCCTATAGTCGAAGCAACGTCTCCAGTCATTGGTAGAGAATCTCTGATCTTTCATCCGTCCATGGACGGCTGGAGTGACGAAATTCACCTCCCTCTAGTCAGAGGGTGGATCCCGCGCCTCAAGTTCCCCCAAAGGGGGCTTGATGGTGTGGGCGCCTTGATGAAATGTCTCCACCTACTCGGTGCTTCCGAAGACGAGAATGAAACTCATCTTCGGCAAGGCCGAAAAGGCGGTTTGCCAGCCGCTGAGGTGGACCATTTGGTCCGTTCGGGACGGCCCCTCTCCGTCAGCATGCAAAGAGGGTGGCGGCCTGTGGTCTTCGACCGCAGGTCTGAGAATAACTAACTCAGATTCTGT